CTTGTAGAGCTTCAAGCCCTGCAAGCGCTGACGGCTGCCCGTGACGCTCTCTACTCGGCTACCACCGGGGCATTGGAAGACATCACCAATAAGCAGATCGCTTTGTCTGAAGCCTTCGCGGCTGGGGCGATCACCCAAGAGTATTACACCAGCCAATTGGCGCGAACCAACGTCGAATGGGCGACCTTGCAAAACCAGCTCGGCAATGGTGACATGTTCACTGTTATGACCGAGGCAGCCGGTCAGGCGCTTGGGAGCTTCGTCAGCTTGGCCAGCAGCATTGCTAGCACCATGGGCAATGTAATGACCACAGCGATTGACGGGCTTTCCAACAGCCTTGCACGGGCGATCGTATATGGTGATAACCTGCGCGATGCCTTGCACCAGGTCGCAGGGACGATCATGGTTGACATGCTTTCGGCCCTGATCAAAATGGGCATCCAGTATGCAATCAACGCCGCCATTGGACAGGCTGCTGCGAGTGCCTCTATGGCTGCCTCGATGGTGCAAGCGGCTGCCGTAGCGACGGCTTGGGCGCCTGCTGCCGCTGCCGTATCCTTGGCCAGCTTTGGTGCCAACGCCGGACCTGCTGTCATGGGCATGGGTGCTGCTAACATCGCAGCTCAATCCTTCGCCCGGGTTTCCAGCTTCGACGGTGGCGGTTACACCGGTAGCGATCCTCGTACTGGCGGTCTGGACGGCAAGGGTGGGTTCTTGGCCCTGATGCACCCTCAAGAGACCGTGACCGACCATACCAAAGGTCAGAAAGTCCCAGAGGATAGCCGAGGCGAACCGGCCCAACGTCCTATTAGCATGACCTTCAATCTGCACGGTGTACAAGATGCTGATAGCTTTAAACGCTCCGAAGGCCAGATCGGTGCTAGAATGGCTCGCAGCTTGAAACGTGCCGAATCGAGGAACACATAACATGGCCTTTCATAACGTCAGATTGCCGGACGATGTCGAGCGGGGTGCCAAGGGCGGCCCCCGCTTTAAAACTACTGTGATTCCCCTTTCCTCTGGTTTCGAGAAACGGAACCAAGAGTGGGAACAATCGCGGGGAGAGTGGGATGTCGGCTATGGCATCCAGTACAAAACCGATTTCAACGCCACCTTGAACTTCTTCTATGCCCGCAAGGGTAAGGCGCATACATTCCGCTTCAAGGATTGGACTGACTTCCAATTGGAGAAGTCATTCATTGCCCTAGGCGATGGCGCCACTACGGTGTTCAAGGTTTATAAAACCTATGAGTCTGGGACTTACCTGCACCAACGGCGCGTCACCAAGCTGGTTGGCACCCAGAAGGTTTTCATCGACGATGTCGAAGTGCTGAGCGGCTATACTATCAATCTGGACACCGGCGTCATCACTTTCAGCGTTGCCCCGATCCTTGGCGTTGAAATAACGCTGACCGGGGAGTTCGACTGTCACGTGCGATTCGATACCGACCAGCTTGACATTTCCGCTGAGACCTTTGAGACCGGGGATATGCCCGACATCAAAATCGTCGAAATGAAGGAACTCTAAAATGCCCAAGACAATCAGTTTAGGGTTGAAAGACCATCTAGAGGAAGAAGTCACCAGCTTGGCCACCTGCTGCAAGATCACACGCCGGGATGGTCAAGTCTTTGCCTTCACCGAACATGACAACAACCTGACCGTCGATTCCATTGTCTATAAGGCAGCTCTCGGCTACTCCCGCACCGCGGTAGAGGGTAGTTCTGACATGGCTGTCGATAACATGGACATCCTTGGCTTTATCGACGATGAATCGGTAACCGTCGAGGATCTGCGCGCTGGCCTCTTTGACCGGGCGGTCATTGAAGTGTTCCTCGTGAACTGGGCCGACCTGAGCCAAGGCATTCTCAGGCTGCGCAAAGGCTGGTTCGGTGAGGTGATGGTTACTCCCTCTGGTATCTATACTTCTGAAATTCGTGGACTTGCTGGGGCCTATGCTCAAAACATCGTCGAAGTCAGTACTTCTGAATGCCGGGCTGATCTTGGTGATCATCGCTGCAAGCTGCCTATTAACCCTGCCTTTGTCGCTCGCTCAACCGCCTATGCTCTCGGTGATTACATTCGCGTGGCTTCTATAGCCGATCCCTACGATAAGATATTCCGCTGCGTTCAGGCGGGCTCCACGGCCTCTAGCGCTCCGGCCTATTCCAACGCTATTGGCGTCAGCAGCACCGACGGTTCGGCGGTCTTCACCTGCGAGGATGCTTGGACACGCTCCGGGGTAATCGATGCAGGATCGCCCATCAGTCAGAAAACCTTTCTGGCCAACTTTGTCGCACCTGATGCCCGCGCCTCTGCCGATCCCACCTGGTATGATGGCGGCGTTCTGACTTGGATCACTGGCCCCAATGCCGGGCGATCCACCGAGGTCAAGTACTGGGATGATACCGGGGGCGGCCTGATCCAGTTTGAAATGTTCCTCGCGCTCTCGTTCCCCATCACCCTGACTGATACCTTCTTTGTAGCGCCGGGCTGCGATAAGCAGTACGAAGCGCGCTGTATAGCCAAGTTCAACAATCGGCTCAATTTCCGCGGTGAGCCCTTCCTACCTGGTCAGGACTTCTTGGCCCAGTATCCAGACGCGAGGTAAGCATGGTCACCCGATCAGATGTGGTCAATGAAGCCCGCAAGTGGAAGGATACCCCGTGGAGGCACATGGGCCGGAATACAAACGGAATCGATTGCGTCGGCCTGCCGGTGATGATCGCCAAGGCGCTTGGTATCTTTCACTATGATGTCAAGGGGTACGCGAGAGAGCCAGCGAACTTGGATATGCTCAAGCACTTTCGCGCTAATATGATCGAATACCCGGTGGTCGAAGCCAAGGCGGGGGATGTCATCATTTTCAGGGATGGCAAGTTCCCCTTTCATGTTGGTATCATCGGGGACAAATATGACGACCTCTCGCTGATCCATGCCTACGCCGGGCGTAGAAAGGTGATTGAGGAAATGTATTACCCTGAATGGTTTAACAGAGCATTGGCCTGTTTCGCATTCCCCGGATTAGAGGACGAATAACAATGGCTATGTTAGCGGTTGCTGCCGTTGCGGTGGTAGCACTCTTTATTCTGACCAAGCCAAAGGGCCAGAACTCTAAAGGGCCTCACATCGGGGATCTAAAGGTCACCGACTCTGCCTATGGCAAACCGATCCCCATCCTCAGGGGCCGGGGCCGGGCTGGGGGGAACGTCATACAAGCCTCACCCCTCAGGGAGATTGCCCATACCACCAAGGTCCGGGGCGGCAAGGGCGGTGGCTCTAGCAGCAAGCAAACCACTTATACCGCTGAGGTCGACTTGGCCGTGATGATCGGTGAGGGCGAACTTGAACGTCTCTTGCGCATCTGGTTTGATGGCAAGCTCGTGCATGATAGTACTAACATCGAGGGCATCATCACCAAGCCCGGCGTAGTATTCCGCTTCTATCCCGGCAGTGAAACCCAGCTCCCAGACCCTTTGATTGAGGCTCTGGTCGGTGAGGATCTGGCCCCGGCATATCGCGGCACGGCTTATGTCGTCTTTGAGAAACTGCAACTGGCGGACTATGGCAACCGCCCGCCTCAGATCACTGTCGAATATACCGAAGTCTCTAGCCCCTTGCAGCTCTACAAGAACCTGCAAGGTACTCAGGGCTTCATGGCTACCATTTTGTTTGAACAGCTGGGGATCAATGACAATACCCGCAAGGGATACTTTCTGAGCGCTGCAACGCTGCCGATTGATACCACTTTGGACAAGTTGCAGATCGTAGAGTTTGACATCGACTCGATGATCATTACCAGAACTCGCTTGCTTTCTGATGTCTTTGAAGACTTTGATTTTAGCAACAGCTCGGTTGCGGTCGAATCGGGCCTAGGGGTTGGGCGCCACGATAACCACATGTACTTGAGCCTGCGCGGGGGCCATGCCAGCGGCAACGCCAATGATCCTAAGCTGTATATGATCGCGGCCATCGATCTGACTACGCTCAACGGTGATGAATCGCTCTCTATTCGGTCCGGGGATATCGACGATGTGATCGCTGATACCGCTACCAGCGGGTGGAATCAGGAACCTCAGCCGCTCTATGACGACGCGGTGATCCTGATGACTGGCCGGGGCTCATCCTTGCACCTGCAAGCCCAGACCTTTAGCCTTCTTGGTGAAGAAGTCATTTTCAACATCTTCGTCAGCCCTAACAACACAATGGCTATCTGCACCAAAGATCTGGTTGTCGGTATCACCAATGAAATATTCGGTCTACCCTTCAACCAATTCCGTCAGACCTTTGCAACGCTTGGCGAGCAGGCCAGCAATGCCGCTGATGTCTGGCTGGTAGTGGGTGGCGTGACTACGACTGGTTATCCATCCGGCTCCCCAGAGCTGACCGCCCCTTTGTGCATCGGTAAGCTGGAAGTGAACGCCGATAAGCTGGTGGGGTATACCTTTCTCAGCTTTGAGACGCTGGCGCTGTCGGCCATCCACCCAACCGCGGTCGCCTTCGGTCTGCAAAAACAGATCCTCTATGTGACTTCGGATAATAGCCTGATCCTGTTTCAGCAAGTCTATACCGCCTTCTCTGGGGGCTTTGTTGATCCGGCCAGTATTGTGACGATGGCGGTCAAGTGGAACGGCGGGGTTGTTTGGAGCGTCGAAGTCCCAGGTTTCAACACCGGGAATGATTCCACCACTTATCGCGCCCAGCAAAGTGACCTGCAACCAATCGGGCTGGGTCAGAGCTACCAATATACCAGCGGCACCGGCTCGGTCATTCAATTGAACGTGACTACTGGCACCTATGATACCTTGCCATTCACGGCGGCAGGCAACTTTATAACGAATTACGCCACTCAGTACAGCTCCCCGGCTGAGGAGTCCATTATTACCCGCATAAGTAGCGGGGCGATGGTCAAGATCTACCTTAACCGGGCTGGCGGCAATAACGTCGCGGTCGCGGATATCATCAGCCAACTGAGCCTGCGTGCGGGGCTCTCTGCCGATGAATTCGATGTAACCGCTATCTCTGGGCCTAGCTATAGCGTCGGGGGCTTCCAAGCCACCAAGACGAGCCCAGCGAGGGATAACATCGAGCCTATCGCGGTTGCCTTCGGCTTCTATAGCGTCGAAAGTGACTACAAGATGAAATTCATCCCCAAGGATGGGGCCATCCCACCGGTGCAAATTGCTGAGCGTTATTTGGTGCAAGACAGCAAAATGGATCTACTTGAAGAAAGCCGGATTCAGGAACTCGACCTCCCTGCATATGTCGGCGTCAGCTTCATGGATATGAACCGCGACTATGATACCGGCACGGTCCCAATGAGGCGCCCCGGCAATCCATCGGCAACCATGTCGTCTGATAACCGCATCGAGTTGGAATTGCCTCTGGTCTGGGACTACACTTCTGTCAAGCAAGTGGCCCAGCGGTCGCTGTACTCGGCATGGCAAGAGCGCACTAGTTATAAGGGCCAGATGGCTTGGGATTACCTCTGGTTAGACCCGGGTGATGAAATGACGGTCAATCTGGATGACGGTAGTGTCCTGCCCCAGCGGATCGACTCTCAAACCATCGGCGGTGACCTGCTCATGGAGTTCGAAAGCCGATCCAGTGATGTGGCGACTTACACCTCAACGGTGGATGGTGACGGCGGGGTTGCCCCAATCAGGAAGCCGTTCAGCCAATCGCTCAAGTCTCGTATATTCATTCTGGACATGCCACTGCTGGCTGACACCCATGCGCCTACGGCTGGCCTCTCGATGGAGTATTATGGGATGGCCGGGTATGGCGCTGCCGATTGGCGCGGGGCGATCATGTTTAAGAGCCCAGATGGTCTGACTTGGACTGAAATCACCGATACCGTCAACGAAACCTCGTATGGCACGCTTGCAACGGTCATGCCGGATAACCTTGACCCATTCGCGATGGATCACGATTTAGAACTTGACGTCTACATGGTCACCGGTGAGGAAGAACTTGAGAGCATCACCTATGAGCAACTCTTGGCCGGGGGCAATGCGGCGGCAGTGATCAAGGGGAATGGCGACATTGAAGTCATTCAATTCCAGACGGTGGAACTCATTGGTGATGGGCACTTCAAGCTGACTGAAATTCTCAGGGGCCGCCGCGGTACCAACGTCTTTTGCGGGGGTCATTCCAGCTCTGAGCTGTTCGTTTTGCTGACCCCAGCAGAGTCGATTGTCCGCACTCTTCCAATCGAGGAAGTCGGCAGCCCGTATTATTTCAGAGCGGTCACCATTGGGACTATGTTCCAAGAGGCACCAATCACCAGCGCTACGAGCCGGGGCAATGACCTCAAGCCCTACATGCCTACCCATTTCACTGCTGAGCAAGTCGCCACAGACATTGAGTTCAACTGGGTGCGAAATACCCGGATTGGCGGGGCTCTGATGGACGGCGGGACTGGCGAGGTTCCACTCTCTGAGGCCGCTGAGCTGTATGACCTTGAAATCTATGACGGCCCCGGTGGCGCATTGGTACGCACCTTCTCTGGCCTGACTACGCCGACCAAGCTATACTTGAATGCGGATATTGTCACCGACTTCGGTTCTATCCCCAGCGATATCACTTTCAAGATCTACCAAATCAGCGCTCTGGTTGGCCGGGGCCTTAGCCGCGAACTCACTGTAGAGGTGCTTTAAATGCCATCTGATAACCTAGGCATAGTACTCGTCACGACTTCCCAGAACCAAAAGGAAGTGACGATTAATGACGCCATCAACAAACTTGATGATGCTGGGAACAGCTCCCTGAACATCACCATCACTACTCATCGGACCTTGACCGCTGATGAGTTCACCGGGAATGCACTGTTTAACCTGAGCGGCAGCCCAGCGGCAGTTTTTAACCTGGTGATCCCGACTACCAAGCGCCTCTTTGCCGTGCGCAATAACACCGGCAAGACCTGCACGGTTAAGTATGCCTCTAGCGGCTCGTTAGCGCTCGCTGACGGCGATGAAATGCTGATTCATAGCGATGGTACGGATATCGTCGGGCTTGGCGGTGGCGGGGGCGGTGGAGGCGGTGCAACGGCCTTTACTGGCCTGAGCGACACCTTTGCCAGCTATGCCGGGCTGGGCCTCTATAAGCTACGAGTCAATGCGGGGGCAACTGGTATTGAAGCGGTCGTCGATACTGGCGGGGGTGCTGATCTGATCGCACGCGCCGGGGCCAGCCGCTTCATTGTTCAGGGCACGTTCAATGACAGCGCTGATGCTGGCGGTACGGCCCTTCGGAATGTGCTGGTGACTGACGCTGATGGCCGGGGTTGCGCTCGCGATAACTTCGAAATCGTCGCGATGACCGGGGCGACCGCTCTTAGTTCATACTGCGAGGTCTTCACCACTGCTCTACCGGCCTCGACGGTCGATCTGATGCGGATTGAAGGCAATAGCACTGGTGATACCTATATCTATCTACAGATCACCTCAAGCGGGGCTTTGACTCTTCCTCGTGACCCATCCTTCGGTGCTAGCGCGACTTCATCGGCAGGCGTCATCGTAGCGAACACCCATCACAAGGTAGTAGTCAGCTTTGATGGCACCACGGTCGGCGGGGCGGTTCTGGTTTATGTTGACGGTACCTTGGTCATCAACTCTACCTGCGATGGCGTAGTATCCATTGAGAGCGATCAGCACTATCAGGTAGGCAAGAGCGCCACCACTCTGAACTGGGCGGACACTTGGTTCTCTCGCTTTGCGGTCTGGTCGGTCGCGCTGAGTAGCTCTGATGCTGACGCGCTATCGGTCAATGGCAACGTCACCGGGTATTCTCTGGCGAACCTTGAGGAGTTCTGGCCTCTCGATGAAACCAGCGGCAATGCCTTGCCAGATATCGGGGCCGATCCGTTGTTTCTGGCTAACTCCGGCACTTGGGGCACCGCAACCGCTTTCAGCCCTGCCGGGGCTGGGGATGCTGCCCGGGTGGGTTCTAGCGGTACTGGAGACTTCACTGGTCATAACAATCAGATCGCGGTGATGACCGGCACTGGCTGGGAATTCCTCCCTCAGCAGAAGGGCCGCCAATGCTACGACCAAGGGACCGATGCGGAAACCCTATGGAATGGGTCAGCCTGGGTCTGATCAGAGCCAAAAGAAAAGGCCCCGAGGGGCCTTTTTTATTACCTGCCGAACCTGCGTCGCTTCCATCCCTCATCCCAGCGTTTGCAGGACTTCGGGCATTTGTCAGCATCATACGGGTTCGCGTCTTGCCGCTTGCCTTCCAAGGCAGCTTTGTAGCCTTCCTCAAACGGCGTCATAGCAACCCCCTAGAAGGGTGAGAATTTAGGCTCGCGATAGGTCGACGGCTTCAGCAGTTTCCCTTCTGGGTAGTACTTGCCATCGCTGCCGGTTTGGTTGCTGGCCGAGGTGATAGCCCAGATCCCCGGTGCGGTTTCGCTGGCAGAACAGGTGATTTCCAGACGCGTACCCACTTCGACCGCTGCGTCCTGCACTTCCAGCATATTGTCAGTGACGATGAACTTGCTCATGTTGCTCTGGTAGACTTCTTCAAGGTCGGCGTCGATATCCACCCCGAGGCGGTGAGCCAAGCCACCTGTGGTCACTACCACGTCGGCCATGCCATCGCGCAGCTCGGTGACGACCGCTGCATATTCATCAGCCCCTACCAGACCTTCTTCATTGGCCAAGTTTTCATAGGCGGTGAGCGCCTTTTCGAGTTCCTCGAACTCTTCCTTGATCATGTCGAATTGCTGGCGCAGGCCGTTGCGACTGCCGACCGGATTCCCGATCAATGCGTTGAACTTGCTGATCTTTTGAAAACAGGTTTCTTCTTTGATTGGGAGAGTCATTGCTTTTTCGCCTTTGCTTGTTCGTCGATTTTTGCACGCGCCATGAACTTCAGGTCGTCGATGCTCCAACCGAACAGGTTGAGGATCTTTTGGGTGTGGAGCAACTGCATAGCCAGAGTCTCAAGGATCTGACCGGCAGCCTCTGGACCGACTTGAGCCACGTACTTCAGGGTATTGGCTTGGGTCAGAATGTCGCGGGCTGCATATTGCAGGACGTAGGTCGGGTTCATTCCCTCGTCTTGCAGGTGGGCCAGAATGTCGAAGGGAACGAAGGTGGTGGAATGTTCCTGACAGAAGCTTTCCAGCTCACGGAAAAGCTTTTCTGGCAAGCCCCCTGCTAGAGCAGCGCGCCCAGCCTTACGCTGATCCTGATAGATCCGATTCAGCAGGTGAGCAATCTGCTCAGGGATCTTGCTGCGCGCCTGCCCGGCCCTCTCACTAGGCGTGAGGATGGCTTTTGCAGCGCGCTTGCTGGCCATATCCTTGATCTGATCATCATTCAGGTTTTCGACCTTATGAATAAAGTCGCTTATGTTCTTATCCATCATGCATCCTCTCGTATGAATTGAATGTCTCTCAGCATAGAGTATGTGTGCTCTATATACCAGTCTTTATCTACATCATCGGGGAAACTATCCGGTAGCATCATCAGGGGCTTAGCCCCGGTGCCATTGGATACCAAGT